AGTCACGCTTGATCTTCAAAGCGTTGACCTGCATCGCCTTTACCGCGTCCGTGTCGGCATTTTCCGGGGCATCCTCAATAGCGAAGATCAACTTATTCAGCTCGGACAGGTCGATTCGGATACTCATGCTCAGTTCCCAATCGTCACAGGGATACGCCGCGCCGTCTTGAACGACTGCACATGCACACCAGCCACAACACCCGACGTACCCGCATCATCACCAGTCAGCAGCTCGAAGAGATCATCAGGCAGCACACCGCTCACCGACGCCGGCACATGCAACTCAGGAGACTGCACAGCCAACAGTTGCGACTGAGCATCCACATCACGAACCACGCTCGAACGCTGCACCAGACGGCACACGCCCTCATAGATGGTCGTGTTCGTCCAGACGAGCACACCCGTCACCGGATCGGGGACCGGGCTACCCGTCTTGCGGCGAATCAGCACCGTATCCACCATCAGCGACTCAGCCAGACGTTGCCCCATCAGGGCCGCACCAGTGGCGATACTCAACGCATCCCCCCAACATGCACATCCGTCGAATACTGCCGACGAATCAACGCAATGTTCCGGTCAGACAGCGACATACCCGTACCCTCGCCACCATCAGCAAACGCAGCCTTGAAATCATCCAAAGCAACCGACGACAGGCCGCCCACCGTCAAACCAAGGTTCAGCTCGAGCGGCACCAACGCCTGAGACACCAGCACGCACGTCCAACGCTTCAACCCCTCAGGGGGCAGCGCATAACCGAACGTGAACGTGATATCCACCGGCTCGCAAGTGTCAACGAAGATCACACCATCACGATGCGTGTACTCGACGTCCAAGGCATCCTGCTCGACCGCGTCAACCGAAATCACCGGCTGCTGCGGCAACACAACCTCACCCGAACCATCCGGCCACGCACTAAACGTCGCCGTCGACTGCGGGAACACCTGAAGACCAATCACATCCTCACGAAGATAGGTGGACGCATCCTCAAGCAGCGTCGTGATCCATGCTTCCTCCTCAACAGAAAAGGACCGGTTCAACCGGTCCGCAAGGTCACTAACAGTTGCGAATGCGTCCACCATTTACTCCTCAGATCAGGCAGCAGGCAGGTAGGTCTGCACCGCAGTGGGACGAAGAACCTTCGTGCCGTACACGTTCAGGACACGGATGTAGTCCGCGAACGCGAGCTCCATGCGACCGGCCTCAACCTTTTCGATCTGACCGACGTACGCCACCGAGGGGGCGTGGAAGCCGACAGCCGCAGGGCGGTTCGAGGTGTGGGTCAGCAGGGGGTGCTCGATGACCGTGAAGCCGAGGAGACGCCCGATGACACCGTTACGGATCGGCTCGTCACCAACCGGGTCGAAGCTGGTGAGCTTCGAAGCCTCACCGAGGAGGAGGGCAGCGAACTCAGGCGAAACCGCAAGAATACGGTCGCTCGAGGGCACCTTCGCCTTGACCAGGGCGGTACGCATCGCAGTCACAGCCGCATACGCAAGCGCAGGGGTCGTGATCGCAGCGGTGCCAGCCGAAGTGCCGTTGGCCTTGAGGTCAGCGAGGATGTTCAGTTCAGCGTTCTCCGCGAGCGCCTTACCAGCGTCACGGGTGACAGGCTCAAACGAACCAGCCGACTGCACACGGTCAACATCGTCAACCTTGAACGAGATCGCGTCTTCCTTGTTGATGACGAGCGACTGAGTCGTGTCAGACAGGGCGTCGATGGTCAGGGTACGCGAGGTCGCGTAGTTCTGAATCGTCGGAGCCGTGATCGCAGTCACCTTGACGGTGTTACCCGAACGAAGCTCACCCTCGTACTGGTGGTTGACCGCAGGAATGATGAACTGCGAGGCGCGGAACGGCTCAAGAAGAGCCGAAGACCACACCGTAGGAATGAAGTTGGTAATAGCCATGAGTGGCTACCCCTTTCTTAGGATTGGATGCCGAGAACCTTGTTCAGACGGCCATCACGGCGTGCCTGATTGATTTCAGCGGCAGACATGGTTTCGAGATCAGTTGCAGACAACTGCGACTGGCGATGCTCACCCTTCGCACCCTGATCCGCGGCACCATCGAAACGACGGGAATCCGCAGCAAGATGCGACTTACGGGCGAGCAGGTCATCGATCGCAGATGCAAGCGCATCGGAATCGACTTCGCCGTCCTCGGACACTTCGAACTCGTCCAGGTTGATGTAGAGGGCCGCATCGGAAGGGTCAGCAAGCTTCCCCTTCGCAGCAGCACGCAGCTCAGCGGACAGGATGCGCTTATTGGCAACAGCCAGTGCTTCATCCCTCGCCCGCTGCTTCTCCTGCGCAGCAGCATGCTCAGCCTCACGGCCCTCGAGCTGCGCCTTGAGCGCATCCCGTTCAGCCTCAGCAGCCTTCGCACGATCGGTCGCAGCCTTGCGCTCCGCCTTCATCGTGTCGAGGGCACGCTTCCCCGGATCGCCAAGAGCCTCAGCACCCTCAATGGGAGCCTCAACCTCAACAGGGGCATCAACAGTGTTCTCAGTGTCGACAGGAGCGTCGACGATTTCTTCCGACATGGAATTGCTCCTAGTGGGTTGGTGCCGCATTGCGCGGCGGTAATCTCCCGCGAGGAGCGGGAAGTCAGATCACCCGAAGGTGGGGAGGATGTAGCCCTCCTGCTCGAGCAGCCGGATCGCGTTCGTACGCGTACCAGCCACCCGATAAATGTCGTCAACAGTCATCCGCGACGGCGTCCCATACATGCGGCGCGACTTCGCAGTGCCAAGCCCGCGCTGGTTGATGTTCACAACCCGGTTCATGTCAGCCCCGTCACGGATTGCCCGCGCCCCAGACTTCGTAAACGTCCCGTCCTGCTCAGCCTTCGACAGGCCATTGAAGTAGTCGGCAGGATCGGTTGTGATGTCGCCCGCAACAGACTCCGAAGCCGGAATATGGATGCAATCGCACCGCGGATGCCGCTGAAACCCCTTGTTCCAGGCGAACCACTTACCCGCGAGAACCACGCACCTCGAGCACGACGGCGAATTCAACATCCGTGCGTACCCGCCCAACCTCGGGCGTTGAATGATGTCCGCGTGATACACCTGCCGGCGAGTATCCGCCATGACAGTGAGCACGTCCCGCATCAGATGGGAACCAGCCGACGACAACGCACCAGCAACCGGCGCACCACCCTTGACCGCAGTCTTAGCCGCAATCACCGACCCGTCCAACAGAGAACCCATCGGACGACCATCCGGGGCCGACGCCGTGAACCGAGACAAGGCAAGCGCACCAACGCCAGGCGCGACCTGCCCCGTCTCAGCCAACACAGCCGCCGTATACCCCTCAGCGACCCTCACAGCCGCCTCACGGCCCTGCTGCACAGTGAACAACACACGCGGACGCGCATACACCCAATCGCTTGAGAAGTCGTCCCCTAAGGTGCGCCACAACTTCGCGACACTAGCTGCCGTCGTCGCCGCTATCCGCTGCTGCCTCCGGTACTGCTCCTGAGACGCTTGAGGAATCATCAAGCCCCCTCATCGCAGCCGCCAATTGCGGATCATTCAGCTCTTCCTCGACCATGCCCATAACCCGCTCAATCTCAAGCGGGTCCAGACCATCAATCTCCATGAGGTACTTCAACGGGTAACCGAGCTGCTTCTTCTTCAGCAACGCATCAGCCAACTGCGCTTCCGAACGGATCTCCGGGTTAGCCCAAGTGATCGTCGCCAACTTCGCAGCCTTCGCCAACGACACATCACCCTGCACCAGAGCGACAAGCCGGTACACCTCACGAATAGCCGGCGAAGCGAACGACTGGAACTCGAGCGACTTCTTGACCAAACCGATCTCGGAAGCCTTCAGCCCCTCACCGTTCACGTTCGACATGCCAACCGTCGTCACCAAATAGGTGGGAGGTGTGCGCGTCTGCGCAGCAATATGACCAACAGCCTTATCAATGACAGCCGTGAACTGATCCAAGCGTGCAGCAGGGAACGAATCGATCTTCGCGTTCTCACCCGTCAACCAAAGGAACCGCTTTTCTTGCAGATCCTTCATGTCAACAGGGCGGTCACCGATCTTCACACCGTTAGCGTCAAGAATGGGCATCTTCGGAGGTTCCTGACCCGTGATCACACGCGCATCCATCGACGCATAATCCGCAGCCACAAACAGGTACGCCCACATCAGGTTCACGGCATCCTGCATAGGGATGACACCCTGAATCTCCGAGATCGGGTCGCCCTTCAACGTCGGACGGTTCGGGATCTCCACCACCGGCACAACACCCAACGGGTTCAGGAGCGGCCACGGCTCGTTGAACACCTCACGAGGCGTCCAACCACCCGTCGAGTTCGCATGACGAACCTTCGCCTGGTCAGTCTGCGACGACTCCTGCGTCTTACCAGACGAACGCGGACGCTCAAACTTCCACACCCACGCCGGGGTGTAAAGCGTCGCGTACTCGAGGTCGTTATCCGCCCACGTCTTCAACGCCGCCGTACGCCTACGCGAATCCGCCCAGTCATACTCAATCTCGACATCAGCGCCGTGCTCCCACGAAATCGTCGGCTCCTGCGTAACAGGATCAGCCCAAACAATCACGTACGAACGCGAGGTCGTCAAAGTAGTCACAAACCCCTGAGACGACTGCATGTCCATCTCATTCAGCAACCACTGCTCATGCAACTTCTTCGCAGCATCACCAAACAGGTTCTGATCCAACTTCACACCCGTATAACGAAGACGCTCAGCCTCAGCATCAACCACAGGACGCGACCAGTTATCAGAGAACCCCACATAACGGGCCGCATTCGCCTTCTTCCACTCCTCAGTCGCAAACGACAAAGGCTGCTCACCCTCGTAATACCGTTCACGAAGATCAAAGTCAGGGCGACGACCATTCAGACGCGCATACAACCGATTCACCATTTGGAGGGCATCGCTGGCACTCATTGAGCCTCCAATATGGGCTAGTAGTAGACGTACTCGTCTTCCAGGGGTGAATACCCTGCCGCGATCACATCCCCCGCAGCCTCATGCGCGAGAACAGACGACATAGCAAGGTCGATCTTCTGCGTCTCAGACGCCTTGAAAATCAGATAAGTGGGATACGGGTTACGGGCCATCTCGACCGCGTTCCGAACATGCGTAGACACCGTCTCGTTGCCGTCATGCGTGAACACCGACTCAGCCAAAGACACATCCGTCTTCAACCGCTCCAACGCAGCATGCATCTGCTTCGGACGGTACGTCTCCCACCGAAAAACGCGCTTCGGATAACGACCCTCGAGCTCGTCGATCTCCGACTGCCAATACGGCGGGTCGCAATACGCGCGCACCACATCGAACCGGTCAAACAGTTCATGGAACGCCGCCATCACCTCAAGACGAGGGACACGACCATTCCACTCCGCAGGATTCCAAATCGTCGGCCGGCCATCATGGTAAGTGGGTGTGAACTGGTAGCCGTCAAGCGTTTCCGCCCTAATACCCGTCCAGTCGTTCACATCCGAACCATCAAAGCCGAGCACGATCGGCGTCTTCGCAGCAACATCTCGAGGAGCGGTCTTCTGCTCCCACTTCGCCATGTCCAACCACGCACCCGAACCGGCAACAATCCGGTTACCGAAGAACCGCTCAGCATCAGCCGGATCCTTCTCCAACAACTCCGCAGCCTCAGCCTCAATAGCGTCAATCGACACCCACGGGGCCGCACGATAGTTGAACTTGAAGATCTTGTGCCGCTCCACCTTGTTTTTGAAACTTAGGTGCGACGGGGGCTGCTGGAAATCCTTATTGATGTCCGCAGCTCGAGCCTCATACGTGCGCTGAGCCACCGAATCCTGCGACGGGTCCCACGAGTTCGTCGTCTCAATCGAACGACCACCCATACCCGCAAGACCACGACGCTGAGTCTTCGACAGCTTGTGACCGCCGTTCGACTCCAACCACAAACCAGTCTCATCCTGGGCAGCAAAAGTGATCCGCTGCCCAAGACGCGAGTTCGCCTTCGACGTCACAACGTCAATACGCCCACCCGCAGGAAGCCGGATGAACTCCTCACCCGTCTTCGGGATCAGATCAGCCAGCGGCCCCTTATCGATCATCGGCCGCAACGCGTCATACGTGTTATCCGTCTGATCCTCAGACGTCGCCGTGATCTGAACCAGCGGGGTAGTCCACGGGCGACCCTTAGGCTCACCCTCGTCATACTCGTACCACCAACCACACCCACAACCGAAGTCACGGCAGTCATACACGTCACCAGGCTCAGCGAACCCGTCAAACACGACAGGCCCGACACCCTCAGCACACACGAACGCTGCAATCAGCGGAGACTTGCCCCACTTCTGCGCCCGCACAAGCTGCGAACGACGGTAAACGAACGCATCCGCGGGCTTCACGATCTCGCCGGGGTTATCCTTCACCCGGTAATGCGCGCCAACAAACGCCAACTGCTCATCACCCAGAACGAACGGGCGACCGATGTCATCACCATCAGGGATGACACAGTGAGCCTCAATCCACTCAGGCACCAACGAAAACTCAGCCATTCAGGGCACGCAACCGATCCTTAGCCGAAGTCCCCTTCCGGGCAGGCTCCGAACGACGAGCACCAAGCTCATCCTCAGCAAACTTCCAACGCAAAACATGCATGCCAGGAAGGCTCAACCCAATCTCCGCACCCATGCGCAAAACAGCCGTCTTCAACCCCGACGTCGCACCAGCCTCCACAGACTCGAGGAAAGCCCTGACGTAGGCGGCAACCTCGAACTCGAGGCCCAACTTCGCCCACATCACAGCCTGCGGCTTCCGCCACAACGACTCCCACAACTCAACCTCAACAGTGAGCGCATCAGCGATCGGGAACGACGGGATCTCACCCGTAAAACCCTCAGCCGGCAGCGTCACCCACGCCGCATCATCCTTACGATCACGACGCAACGCATTCGGATCAGGAGCCGGCCCAGACCTAGCTCGAGCACCACCAGAAGTCATACGATCACCCCAATTCCGCATTGCGCGGGCATGAAAAAAGGCCCCCATTGCGGGAGCCTCAGTAGAACATGTGTTCGAAAGGGACACCTTTGAACCCGTCAGACCAAAAGTTGCCC